CCACCTAGCTTAAAAATCACACTATCAAACGGATTGATTGTAGAACGTAGCGGAAAGAATAGCACCCTCAAAGTGATTGATCCAAGTGGTAACAAAGCCGGTCAGAACCTACTTGATAGCTTCGTGGAAGAGTTAGCTATCAACTTGCCAAAATTCATGGAGCAGACCAGCAAAGAAAAAGCGAAAACCTTACTACAAATTATCGGAGTCGGTCCACAACTTGCTGAACTTGAAATGCAAGAGAAAGCCAAATATGACGAACGTCATGCGATTGGTGTGATTGCTGACCAAAAAGAAAAGTTTGCAAAGGAGCAACCTTACTACCCAGATGCGCCAAAAGAGCTTGTTTCGATTGCTGAACTAATTCAGCAGCAGCAAGAAATTCTTGCTAAGAATGGAGAGAACGCTCGTAAGCGTCAAAACCTCGCGAAGATTGAAAACGAATATCAAGGGGCGCTTGCAGACGTCGAACGACTTAGCAAAATGTTAGAAGAAGCTCAAGAGAAAGAGCAAGGGCTAGCGCAAGACCTTGATATTGCTCGCAAAGATACGCAAGATTTGATTGATGAATCAACACAAGAGATTGAAGATAGTATCGCAAATATTGAGCAGATCAATCTCAAAGTACGAGCGAATTTTGATAAAGACAAAGCTGAAGAAGATGCTAAAGGCTATCGTGAGCAATACAAGGAACTTGATAATGTGATTGCTGATATTCGTAAGCAGAAAACAGACTTGCTCACTAACGCAGACTTGCCACTACCTGGATTGTCTGTTGACGATGGCGAATTGCTCTACCTCGGTCAGCGTTGGGACAATATGTCAGGTAGCCAACAACTTCAAGTAGCAACTGCAATTGTGCGCAAATTGAAACCTGAATGTGGCTTTGTGCTCATTGACAAGCTGGAACAAATGGATCAGCTAACTTTGCAAGAGTTTGGTGCATGGCTTGAACAAGAAGGCTTGCAAGCAATCGCTACAAGAGTTTCAACAGGAGATGAATGTAGCATCTTGATTGAAGATGGGTATAGCATCAAGCCAGAGTCAAAACAAATTCCTGAAACATGGAAGGGAGGATTTTAAAACATGCAGATTACTAGAGGAAAACGGGCGCGAGCTCAAAAGGTAGTTATCTACGGGCCGGAAGGAATTGGAAAGTCTAGCTTTGCGAGTCAATTCCCAGACCCCGTCTTTATTGACACGGAAGGTTCAACAGATAATATGGATGTGGCACGACTAGACAAGCCGACAAGCTGGACTATGCTGGTCAATGAGATTGCTTTTATCAAGGCAAATCCAACAGAATGTAAAACACTCATCGTTGATACAGTCGACTGGGCGGAGCAATTGGCAGTAGCTCACGTATGCTCACAACATGGAAAACAAGGGATTGAAGATTTCGGATGGGGCAAGGGTTACACTTACGTCCAGGAAGAAATGGGGCGTTTCTTGAATGTATTATCTGATCTGGTTGATATGGGTATCAATGTAGTATTGACTGCACACGCCCAAATCAAAAAATTTGAACAACCGGACGAGATGGGCTCTTATGATCGCTACGAATTGAAGCTTGGTCAAAAGACTGGTTCGAAAACGGCGCCACTTGTAAAGGAATGGGCGGACATGGTTCTGTTTGCCAATTATAAGACTTTGGTTATGACAACTGACAACGGCAAGAAGAAAGCCCAGGGCGGTGAACGTGTGATGTATACCAATCATCGACCAGCTTGGGACGCGAAGAACCGACACGGCTTACCAGATGAAATGCCATTCAATTACGCAGGGATTGCTCATATCTTTGCTGGTCAACAAGTGCAACCACCACAACCAAAGGTTGAACAACCTCAGCAAATCGCACCACAAGCTCCTGAACCAATTCAAGAGGAATTACCTCTCGATATGTCGACAGTTGCTGAAGCACCTCAAAATGAAGCTCCTGACGAGCCAGAGAGTGCTCCCGCTTCATATCACGCAAGCTTGCCAAAGAGTTTGACCGACCTTATGGCGCAAGGAAACGTGACAGAAGAAGAA